ATGATTCCAATAGTCGCATCCCTCCTCGGTAGTCTTGCCCAAAACGGGCTGACACTGCTGTCGTCTGCTATCCAAGCCAAAGGCAAAGAGGTGGTTGAAAAGACTTTGGGCGTAAAGATACCTGATGACCCCACACCGGAAGATGTCAGTAATCTGCGCCAGCTTCAGTTTGAACATGAAGAACGCTTGCTTGAGTTAGGTATTGAAAAAGCCAAGATGGAGTTGGCTGAACTGGAACTGTTTGCCAAAGCCGCACAGAACGAGGACGACAACGTCACAGATCGTTGGCAGTCAGATATGAACAGTGATTCTTGGTTGTCCAAGAACATCCGCCCCATGAGCTTGATAGCCATCTTTTCAGGTTACTTCCTGTTTGCCATGATGTCTGCCTTTGGCTATAACGCCAATGAGTCTTATGTGTCCTTGCTTGGGCAGTGGGGGATGCTGATTATGGGCGCGTATTTTGGTGGCAGAACCATTGAGAAATTAGCCGAAATGAAAGGCAGAAAATGAGTTTAAGCACTGAACAAGCTGCGTTTTTGCTGGACATGTGTAAGCTAATCCAGTACGCTACAGACCAAGGATTCGTGGTGACCGGCGGGGAACTTGCCCGCACCCCCGAACAGCAAGCCATTTATTTTAAGACGGGGCGTTCCAAGACTATGAATTCCATCCATCTAAAGCGCTGCGCCATAGACTTAAACTTCTTCAAGGACGGAAAAATCATTTGGGATAAAGGCATCCTTGCGCCGTTGGGTGCTTACTGGGAAACGCTGCACCCAAAGAACCGATGGGGCGGCAACTTCAAGTCACTGGTGGACTGCCCTCATTTTGAACGTAATGTGGGTTAAATATGCCACTGCAAAAAATAATCTTTAAACCCGGTGTAAATCGAGAAAACACTCGATATACAACTGAAGGGGGGTGGTACGAAGCGGATAAAGTGCGCTTTCGCCAAGGCACGCCTGAAAAGATTGGTGGCTGGGTGCGTATTTCTTCAGCAATATTTTTGGGTATTTGTAGGTCAATAAAAAATTGGACCACACTAGGTTTTCAAAATCTTTTAGGTATTGGAACACATCTAAAGTTTTATATATCTAACGGGGGTGGGTATTACGACATTACGCCTACAACCCCCGTTCACACACTTACCAATCCTTTTGCAACGGTCAGCGGCTCTACCACCGTTACCGTTACAGATGCTACCGCAGGGTACTCTAATGGAGATTTTGTAACTTTTACAGGAGCAACGGCGGTTGGGGGATTGACCATTTCTGGAGAATTTCAACTATCGTTCACTACTGGCACAACTTACACAATCACGGCAGCTTCTGCTGCCTCATCTACTGCCTCAGGGGGCGGAACCGTTTACGCGGTATATCAGGTTAACGTAGGTCCTCAGACTGCTGTTGTGTTAGTGGGCTGGGGTGCGGGTGCTTGGGGTGCGGGTGCTTGGGGGGCAGGAGCAACTTCCTTGGAAGCATTGCGAATTTGGAATCAGGCTAACTTTGGTGAGGATTTAATTTACGGCCCACGGGGCTCTGCTCTTTACTATTGGGACGCTACGATTGGATACTCAGCCTCAACTATTACGCTAACAATTGCTATTCCTTGCGTGGTTACAACCACGTTAAATCTCCCGGATTTAACAGCAATTGTTTTGGAAACCTCTGGTGCGTTGCCCACAGGGCTTTCAGTGGGCGTGACGTATTACACCCGGTTTTTATCAGCAACCACTTTTAATTTATCAACAACTCCCACAGGAGCGCTGATCAATACTACTGGCAGTCAATCTGGGGTTCATAAAATATCCCAGAGGGGTGTCTTACTGTCTGCTTTAAATGGAGCCAGTGATGTTCCACTGAGCCAAAATTATTTTCTTATATCAGATGCAAGTCGCTTTGTGCTTTGCTTTGGAACTAACGAAATTGGTTCTTCAACTGTTAGCCCTATGTTGGTACGGTGGTCCGATCAGGAGAACCCGGTTGACTGGACTCCTTCTGCTACCAATCAAGCAGGCAGCCTCACCTTGTCTCGCGGCTCAGAGATCATCACAGCTATACAGACTAGGCAAGAAATTCTAATTTACACCAATATTTCTTTATATTCTTTCCAGTACCTTGGACCGCCATTTGTTTGGGGTTCACAAATATTGTCGGACAACATTTCGATCATTAGCCCTAATGCTGTTGCAATTGCCTCCGGTATTGTTTTCTGGATGGGTATAGATAAGTTCTATATGTACGATGGCAGTGTAAAAACAATGCGCTGTGATCTCAGGCAATTTATTTTCAGTGACTTAAGCATAGCGCAATCTGATCAAATATTTGCTGTTACTAACGAAGGATTTAACGAGGTGTGGTGGTTTTATTGCTCCGCCAATTCAATGACTATTGATCAGTATGTGGTCTACAACTACCTAGAGGACATTTGGTATTACGGCACCATGGCCCGGACAGCGGGCCTTGATTCTGGGATAGGACAATTCCCAATCGCTGCAACGTACAGTAACAACATTGTTGAGCACGAAAACGGTCTGAATGATCAAGAAACCGCTACGGCTACGGCCATCAATGCATACATCACGTCCTCTCAGTTTGACATTGGGGATGGCCATAATTTTGCATTTGTTTATCGCATGTTGCCGGACCTGACCTTCCGTGGTTCAACCTCTAACAGTCCTGTGGCAACGATGTACTTGTTTGGGTTAAAAAACTCAGGTTCCGGTTTGAACAATCCTGCTTCTGTTGGAGGAAGCAATAATGCGAACATCACAGGCACTGCGATGATTCCAGTAGAGGAGTTCACGGGTCAGGTGTTTACTCGTATTCGTGCTCGTCAGATGGCAGTGAAAATTGAATCAGATCAATTAGACATGACATGGCAACTTGGGTCACCACGAATTGACATTCGTCCGGATGGCAGGAGATAGAAATGCTTGTTACAACAGAATTTGAGTTGAACAGGGTAACTGCACCAAATTTACCGCGTGCGCCTGTTGAATACAACGCACAGTATCAAGAGCAATTTAGTAACGTCATGCGGTTGTATTTCAACCGCTTAGACAACTTGGTTGGGCAGCTTGGGTCCGGTAGCGATCTTATTCCTGCTCTTACTGTGTATACGGTGGCCACGTTACCGAGTGCTGTGACATCAGGGATGAGCGCAAGGTCTTTTGTATCTGATGCTACTGCAACCACATTTGCCTCTACTGTTGCGGGCGGGGGAGCCAACAAGGTGCCTGTTTACTCTGACGGGACTAATTGGAAAATTGGCTAGAAATGAATAAGATGATACGATTAGAAAACCCTTATGGCACAAGGAAATAACATGGCAACAGCAGCAGATTCTCAAGGCATCATGGCCCTTCCAATGGAAGGCGCATCTACCAATAGCGGCGCACAGTCTCAACCTCAATTAGGGCTGGACGATTCGTATGATGCGATCCAAGAAGGCCTGCAAAACGCCAGTCCAGAGGCATATACAGCGGTCAATGCTGAATTGGCCAAGCTTGCTCCACAGTTAGATCAGTTGCCTGATGAGGTGCTGGATCAGTTGTTGCAAATCGTTCAGTACATGCACGACAGGCCTGAAGAGTACGCACAGCTATTGAAAAACTTGGTCGATGAGGGAATTGTTGAAGAAGGGGATTTTCCTGAAGAGTACGACCCTGAGTTTTTGGCTACTTTCGGCATGGTCCTCATGCAGGCCCGAAAAACTCGGCAAGCAGCACAACAAGGCGCTATGCCTGTTCAACAGGCTCCAGTTCCCCCAGTAGGTATGGCGCGGGGCGGGATCGCTGAAGCTGCACGGATGGTCGCCAATAGGGGCAGAAACGGAGACACTCTTTTAGCTCATATTACGCCAGAGGAAGCACAGCTACTGCGCAGTAGAGGAGGTGCGGGGACCATTAATCCTCAAACAGGTTTACCTGAGTTTTTTAATCCACTTAAGATAATTAAAGACACAGGAAAAGCAGCTGTTGGAGTTGTTACCGGAGCCGTTAAGGGTGTAGTTGGCGCTGTTAAAACAGTTCTTAAAAGCCCCATTGGCAAGGTTTTGGCAACGGCTGCCATTGCCTACTTTGCAGCACCCCTTCTTACGACGATGGCCCCCACATTATTGACTAGTGGCTCGGCAGCACTGGCCGGGGCTTCTATGGCGGCAGCCTCTGGTGCAGTGACTGCACTAAGCGGAGGCGGCATCAAGGATATATTGAAGAGCGCCGCTGTTGGCGGTGCAACGGCCTTCTTTGGCGCTCCCGGCGGGGTTGTTTCCAACTTTGTGGGAGGTGCTGTAACCAACGCCGCTGCCAATGCAGCCATATCTTCTGGCATTGTTGGTACGGGCATGGGCCTGTTGTCCGGTCAGAAACTGCAAGATGCTGTGAAGAGCGGCTTGACAGCCGGTGCTGTTTCTGGTCTGACCACTGGATTTAGCAAGGGATTTACTCGTCAGATTGAGGCCCCTAAGGTTGGAACGAGTCCTATTGATGCGCAAACGGCTAACGCGGGGGAAGTTAAAGGCCCTACTGTTGCAAGCGAGCTACGTAACCAATCTGATGTTAATTCTTCTTACACTGGTAAACCAAGTGCCGGTCCTGCCTATGACACTGGATTTGGTCCGGGCACCAATGCGTTTGAAAACTCTTCTTACACGGGTCGTACCAGCAATGTAGGTCCAACCGACATTGGATTTACTCCACCGACAGCATTTACGGGTCCCGCTGCGCCTGCCCCTGCTTCTCCCCCTTCTCCTGCCTATGACCCTCGTTCTTTTACGGGTTCGTTAAAAGACATTGGAGGCGGCATATCAGACATTGCTCAAGGCAACTTCTCAACAGGCTTTGATCAGTTGGGCACGGGCGCTAAAAACCTGTTCTTGCCGTCCGCTCCTTCCCCCTCTGAGGTGATGGGCTCTCAAGAGTACAGCGACCTAATTGCAAAGGGCATCAGCCCCGACAAAGCCTTGGACATGGTCACTAAGTCAATGTCCCCCGGCATATTCCGCACTTTTGCCCCCGGCGTAGCAGCGGGCCTTGGCGTAATGGGATTGGCAGGGGGCTATGAACAAAAACAACCAGAACCTACCGCTTTACAAAGAGACATAGAGGATCGGTTAGCAAGGGACAAAGCAGAAGTAGAAGCTAATCCCGGAGCCTATACCCCAAAAGGAATGGAGCGGTTTGGCATCATTTACAATGAAAAAGGTGAAATTGCAGGGTCTAGACCCTTTAATCCGCAACCAGCGGGTCCGGTCAATGTTGCAGCTAAGGACTACTTGGCAGATTACTCTCCCACACCCCCCACATATAACGCACCTGCCAATGCAGTGAGCACGGGTGCTTCCATCTATCAGCCTTACAATACAGCAAGTATGTACACCAACCTAATGCCTCCGCAATATCGGGCAGACGGTGGTATTGCTTCTTTGGCCAGAGGAGGGTATCCTCGGCGCACGGGTCAAATATCCGGTCCGGGGACCGAGACCTCCGATTCTATCCCTGCAATGCTGTCTGATGGCGAATTTGTCATGACAGCCAGAGCTGTTCGCGGTGCTGGCAAAGGCAATCGTTTAGCTGGCGCAAAGAAAATGTACGCTTTGATGCATCAACTTGAACGTAACGCTGCACGGGGATAATAAATGGCAAACGAAACCACCACGCAAATAGTCCGCGAAGCGGAGCCAATTGAGAAGTTAAAGCTTGAGCTGATGAAGGCTGCGGCAGCGCAGCAAGCACCGGTGTTGCCCGACTATCAAGTAGCAGGCTTACAAAAATCTCAATTAGACGCAATTGCCGCAGGTCAAAAAGGTATTGGCGCGTACACGCCCTTTATGCAGGCAGGCCAAGCAGCGTTAAATGCGGGCACTGCTACTACGGGGGAGGCGGCGGACATATTGCGTGGTTCAGATACCCGTGGACAATTTGCTGCGGCTCAACAGGCATTAAACCAAGCAGCCATACCTGCCTCTCAAATAGGGCAACTAGCCAATGTAGCGGGAGCAGGGCTTGGGTATTTATCTTCGGGTGCTTCGGACATTAACCGTGCGCAGCAGATGGCTGAATTGTCCGCTCAGGCCAATTTGCAGCCGTCACAGCAAATGATGATGAGTGCTGCGCAGCAGGCGCAGCAAGCCGCTTATCAACCGGGGTTTGGGCAAGCTTCTCAAGCCTTGGGAGCGGCGCAACAACAAGCCATGGGCGCAGGTCCTTCTGATTTTTCTCAATCTAATGCATTGTTGGGTCGAGGTTTGTCTCAAAGTGATTTGGCCTCACGGCAAGCCCAAATGGCTGCGTATCAGCCCGGGTTTGGGCAGGGGCAGGGCGCTGTGCAATCGGGCATTGGCGCACTGCAAGGGGCGGCACAACGATATGATCCGTCCTCTGCTCAAGCGTACATGAATCCGTATCAGCAGCAGGTTATCGATGAGTCGATGCGACAAATTGATAGACAAGGTGCGATTCAACAGGCTAATTTACAGGGTCAGGCTACCCGTGCTGGCGCTTTTGGTGGCTCTAGAGAGGGCGTACAACGCGCAGAACTTGGCCGTAATTTAGCTGAAACTAAAAACGCTGCCATCATTGGTGCGTTGCAGCAAGGTTATGGAACTGCTCAGCAGCAAGCACAGCAAGCCTTTGAGCAGCAACAGCAACGACAATTGGCCCAAGGCCAAGGCTTGGCCCAAACGGGTGCCACAGCCGGAAGCCTTGCTTCACAGCAAGGCCAATTAGGTCTGCAAGCGGCTCAACAACAATTTCAATCCGCTGGCTACGATGCCAACACCGCCATGCAAATGGCTCAATTGCAACAGACTCAGCAACAACAAGGACTGGCCCAATCGCAAGCCATGCAGGGCATTGGCTCTCTGTACGGACAGCAGGCAGCGCAACAAGCAGGTTTGCAACAAGCTGGCGCACAGTATGCTGGTAGTGTTGGTCAAAACCTCGGTGCGCAGCAACTGCAACAGGCGGGCCTTGGTCAAAGTGCCGCGAGCCTATATGGTCAATTAGGGGGCCAAAAAGCCGGATTAGCTGGTCAAATGGCGGGGATCGCGGGCCAACAGGCTGGAATTTTGGGACAACAATCCCAGCTTCAGCAGCAACTTGGTCAGGGTATTGGCAGTTTGGCGGGGCAACAGTTTGGTATTGGCTCACAGATGTCGCAGGGTATTGGTGCTTTGGGCGGTCAAATGGGCCAGATGGGCATGCAACAAGCTGCACTTGGTCAAAGCGCTCAGCAGCTTGGCCAAGGCGATGTCAACTTCTTGTACAACTTGGGTGCTCAGCAACAAAGACAACAACAGGCGGAGCTGGATGCAACAAGGGCAAGCAAGATGCAAACCGCAATGCAGCCGTATCAACAGCTCGCATTCCAGTCGGATATTTACAGAGGCGCACCGTCTACACAAATGTCGATGGCGACGCAGAGTACGCCTTCGCCCAGTCCCTTCCAACAGATCGCGGGCCTCGGAACAGGATTGGTTGCAGCCGGTGCAGCCGCAAACAAGATTTTTTAAGGAAACATGATGAAAGATTCAGCAGTTCTCAAACGGTCAATGTTTTCCGAAAAATTGCCTAAGTCTGTGCGCAATAGCGGAATCATGGCCGGATTTGAAGATGATGACATGTTGGAAGGCCCGGAAAAAGAAAATGAGATGCCTGTGATGGCGCGTACGCCACAGAATCCTGAAATCTTGATGAACAATTTGCGGGGCGATATGCGTTCCGTTGACGCACGTTACCAAGAGCTGGCCCAGATGGTAGGCGATGAGGCTGCTCAGGAGACTCCTCCTGAGGTCTTGGCCATGCTTCAAATGCAGTTTGGGCAGCAGCAGGGAGGTATTGGCACGTTGCCGCAAGGCGCGGGCATGATGCCCCCTCCCATGGGAGCACCCGGCGGGGCACCTGCAATGCCTCCTCCACAAGGTGAAATGCCTCCCCAAGGCATGCCCGCCATGCCCCCACAAGGCGCTATGCCCCCTCAAGGAGCTATGCCCCCCGGCATGGAGAGTGCACCCCCTTTTCCGCAGGGCGGAGCTGAACAAGCTCCGCAGCAATTTAACAAAGGTGGCGTTGCAAGACGACGAGGCGACGATGCTCAACTATTAGAGGGCGGTGGCGGTGGCGGTGGATTTAGTTCTCCTACACTCAGTGCCCCCGTGCGGCCTCCCGCTTTTGAGATCACACCAACGGGTCAAGCTGCTTTAGCTAAGCCCCCAAGCATGTCCAGTATGTCTTCAGCGGACCTAAACAAGAGTCTTGGTAGCCAATTTATGGCCCCACAGCCTACAGTTTCTCGTATGACGGCAGGAACTCCTCCTATGAACCTGAGCGTTCAAGGTAGGGATACATTAATCAGAGACCCTGCAACGGGGATGATTAGTCCCGGAACGGGAACAAGATTTGCCCCATACACAACCATGGGCCCATTTAGTTCGCCCACTCTTACCCAAGGTTTTACCCAAGGGTTAAACAGGTTGGCTGCGGAGTATCCCCGTGTTGCAGCTTTGCTGCCTCCATCTATTTTGGCTGCCGTTGGTATTGTTGGCCCTACTTTGACCGAGGAGCAGCGTTCTACTCCTCTGACAGTAGACGAACAAGCTAAATACGATGAAACCATGCGTCAAATTGATGCTGTTAATCGACCCGATCGTTTAAGGGGCATGGAGAATGTGAAAAAAGGTCAGTTGGGAGAAAAGATTCCCACTGTCTTTGCCCCTGATTCTCCTGTAAAAAAAGAAGAAGATCCGCTGGGCATGTTTATCAATGAAAAGCTCAAAGCTCAGCAAGAGCGCGAGGCCGCAACACCGGACAAAACTACCGATGACTTTATCAAGGAAGTCGCAGCCAAGCCCAAGGCATTGACACGCATTGAGCGCATTAGACAGGGCCGTAGTGAGTATGAGCCTTTGTACAAAGAGTTGTTGGGCGACACATCTGAAGACGCAAAAACCAATGCATTGCTGTTGTTGGCCGATGCAGGTTTTAAACTTGCCTCTACGTACAAACCAACTTTTGCCATGGCTCTTGCTGAATCAGCCAAGGACCTTCCACGTGGCCTTGCATCAATTGTTGCACAAGATAAAGACCGCGACATCAAGGTTAAAACCGCAGCGCTCAGTCAGGCTATCTCCGACGTAACTGCTGAGGACGCAGCACGAACAGCAAGGGAAAACAAACTTCTTGATATAGACTCAAGGATTCTAGTGGCGCAAGCAAAGGGGTTTGCGGACCGACACAAAGGCAGTCAAGTCCTCAACAAAAGAGGAGAGGCTGGTCTAATCTTTAAAGAAACTAAAGATGGTGATTTTCTTGGAGCAGAAATTAATCCAAATGACCCGTTTGTACAGTCAGTTCTTGGAAGTGAATATCGCCATAATGAAAACCGTGACCCGTTTGTTAAAAACATTGGAAATGCTAGGCCCGTTGTTGTGCAGAATGACAAACAACGTCTTGAAATTGTTGATGCTATGGGCAGGCAAGAAAGCATCCTATCCATAACTAACGAACTCAAAGACCTCGTACAAGAGGCATACAGTCCCGGTACGTTCTTCATAGACAAGGTCAACAAAATTATTGTTCCTATTGCCCCAAATGCAGTTTTAGCTCCTAATATAAACCAAGAAGCGGTCTTGGCTAAGATAAAACTTAGAATGAATAGTTTGATAAAACTAGTTGCAACGGCTGATCGCGGAGGTGGCCGACTTTCAAATTATGCGGAACAAATAGAACGAGCGGCTACAGATGGTTTCAATAATCCCGCAGGATTCTTGCAAAACCCTGAAATAGCTGCAACAGGCATAAAAGCATTAGAGACTAATGCTTTAAATGACTGGAATCAGAATGCAACTCGTCTGGGAATTGTTAAGTTTGAACGAGTTAGGTCCGTTCCAAATCTTGGAACATCAAATGATCCATTTGTACTTAGTGGTGACGCTAACGAACGACAAGTTATGTTTGATTACCTTGGTAACACTTTTGGACAAATAAAGGACCCTAACGCAAAAATATACTTAAATATGGGTTCTCCGGCAGGTGTGCAGTACTTTACTCCTTTGCAATTACGCGAGAAAGCGGGTATTAAATGAATACCATAACTACCGGGGATGGAAAAGTAATTGACTTAGACACTCTTGAAGTTGTCGGCAGAGCCGAGGGCGCTCCCATTGCACGCGATCCAAGAGCCAAGGGCCCTGAAGAAGTAGTCAGGGACCCTGTAACGGGTTTGATTAAACAAGGTAGTTGGGGTCTTGCTGCGGGGTTGTTTGCTTTGCCTGATTTGGCTGTTAAAGGAATTGGCAATGCGCTGGGTATGGACGAAAAAAACGTTACGACCCTGACAAAAATATTTAACCGAGGAGAGACAGCTCCTCGTAATGAACAAGAGCGGTATGCACGTGCCATCACTGAGGGAATTGGCGGAGGCTTGTTGCCTACAGGCGTGCTATCTTTTGTTGCAAGGGGTCGATCTGCTGCTTCTCTTGTAACAAAGGCAGGTGATAGTGTTCTAAAAGGAATCACGAACGACACGCTTGATTTTATTAAAAAGAATCCTAAGCAAGCGTTTGCGATGGACGCTGCGTTTGGCGCGGCCCACGAAACATTGGTTCAGGCTGTAGAAGAAAACATGTCTGACGACGATCCTGAACGTAAAGAGTTTTTTAAAACTTACATGCCCATGGCAGCTTTAATTGGAGGACCTTTGGCTCTTGCAACGCTTAGCCCCACGGCCCTTGCGTATCGTTTTGGTAAAAAGAAATCTCAAGAGTTAGATGCTTCTTTAGGTGGTTTAGAAAAGGATGCACTTGCTGATCTTGGTTCAAGAATACCTATTGCACCTAAAATACTTGCCGCACAAGCTATTAAAAAATTAAAAGCGTCTTTGGGGGACTCTGCGGACACACCCGAAGGCAAAGAAGCCGTAGCCACGTTAAATCAGATATTGAATGACTATCCGCAACTAGCGGCTGCCGGTTACAAAGCAAACATTGTTGAGCAAGTAATGGACCCAGCCTTAATGGCTAAGATGGAAAAAGCCATATCAAGTTTGCCTGCAAAAAGCCCAGCTCATCAAATGTTACGAGAACAAGCGGCAAAGAACGAGTCTGCTCTTGCATCGCTGTATGACAATCTAACTCCTGAAGCAAACATGGAGTTGCAAGCAGCCTTGAGTCAAGTTCAAAAACAACGTCAAGATCTTTTTGAATCGTTTGCGGCTAATCGCAAAGATGTCACGGAAGAAGAGCTTGATCGCCTAAACATGTTTTATGGCCCCCTTAATCCGGACAAATTAAACAACGAGCTGCGTGGGATTCTTCAAGCTGAGACTGAGCTTGACGTGAACATGGGTAAAAAGATTTTGAGCCGACTGGGTCTTGGTCAAGGTACAGATAAAAACGGATTGCCTATTCCTGTGCGTGATGAGAAGGGACAGTCCTTGTTTCCTGCGTCTAGTGTGGAACAGCCAGCCGTGGACTTGCTGGGTTATTACGATACGTTGCTCAAGGGCCGCACAACAATGTCCGGGGAAATGCGCAAATTTATTACAGGCTCAGAGCCATTAAACACGCTGCGCAAAAACGTCACGGCAAAGCTCAAGGCCCGTGACGAAATGGAAAAAACATTAAAAGAAGAACTGTTTCTTAATAAGTTTAACGAAGCTCTGCTAGATACTAATCTAGCAAGAAAAATGCAAGGGCCATTGCAATCATCCTTCGCTGAAAATGATAAGAAAACCATTGAGGATGCTTTACGACAAGTGCGCTTGGTTTTAAAAGAAAACCCCACTGAAAAAGACAAAGAAACGATCAAAGCAATGGGAAAGCAGGGGGCTTCGTACAACCAAGAAACAGGGGAAGTTATTGCGCCTCTTGTCGGTGGGAAAGGAGACGTTGTTAGGTTTAATGTAAAAACACTCATAGAGGATGCCAAGCGAATTGCAATGGCGAACACCACCGTGGACATGAATGTTCCGGAAGCTGTTGACTATCTCCAAGCCGCAGCACGTTTTCGCAATCAAGCCTTAGATAAGCATAATTCAGTTCTTGCAGGCAACCGTGCAACTCGCGTAATAGATGCTGATCAGTACCTCACGTTAGGCAACAAAGTCTTCGATGACTTTGAAAAAATGATCCTGAACAACGTGCCCCGTTTAAAGAAAGAACGGGAGGTGATGAAAATGGTCATGGATGATTACCGTAATGTGTATGAGCAGCGGTTGCCATTGATCATTGGAAAAAGAGTAAACGAAGGCGGGATCACTCGTTATTCCACGCCTAATGAACAGGTGCTGTCCGCTGCTTTTAAGAGTGCGGCAGATGTGCGAAACTTATCCGCAATAATTGGAAACAATCAATTAGGGATAGACCTTTTAGAAAAGGGCACGTTAAACTGGTTGCAAGGTAAGAAAATATTTGATAAAGATGGTTTGATCAGCCCAAAGAAAATCAATGATGTTTTGCAAAAAAACCAAAACATTGTCTCTGCCTTACCCAAACAAGTTCAAGATACTTTACGAAACGAAGCAGACATCGCAGTCAGCGTGTCTCGCCGTTTGGGTGAAATAAAAAAACAAGAAGAGATTGCTCAAGACATTGAGTTTGAGAACTTTTTGAAAACGGTGCTTCGTCCGGGAACAGACAATGAAATTATTCTAACGAAGGCACTTAATAATCCGATTGAAATGACTAAGCTTGTGAACGTCTTAAAGGGCGATCCCGACAAGCTGGCGGCACTACGGCGTGCTGTGTTTGACATCACTAAAGAAGGTACTTTTACTGGTGGTTCCTTGAAAAAGTACATGGAACTAACGAACAAATCTCTAAAAGTGGTGTTTGATGAGACACACTTGAAGAACTTAGCTGCACTTGCTGACATTCAAGAGCGTAATGTAGCGCTTAAAAACGTTACGGGGATGAACACAAGATTTGAGTCTTCCAGTCAAATATTTCAACGCATGTTAGGGGTATCCATTCCGGGATTGATGACCTATGGGCGGGACGTTACGGGAGGTCGTATCTCTCCCGGGGGTGCGGGCATATCTTTGGGCGTGCGTCTATTTTCTGCCATGGAAGAGAATCTACAAAATAAAATGTTGGTCCGCGCACTTGTTGATCCCAAAGTAGCGGATGCTCTGGTCAACCCTAAAAATGCAAATGACGCAAAATTACTCTTACGTGAGGTGCAGTCTGTGGGATATCTTTCCCGTGCCCTCATGGCAGATATTGGTGTGACAAGTTCACAATTGGCAATGCAGGATAGACAGTTACCGGTTGAGGGCATGGAGGGACTGCCAGTTGTTTCACGTGAAACATCGGCTCAGCAAATGCTGAAAGCTCTTCCGCCAGCGCCCGCGACTCGCGGTCTGGGAGACGAGGGCTTTAGATTTCCCACTGCTTCTCCAAAAGCGCCTTCCAGTGCAGGAGGACAAATACCTTTGATGTACCCAAGCATGTTCCCCAATGATCCAATCAGTGCAGTGCTACTGCAACGTCAAGCGCAGATACAAGGAGGTCAAACATCTCCCCCGGGCCAATAATCACGTAAAATAGGAAACAGTTATGCCAAAAACCAAACTCCCCGTCAAAGCCGCAGGTGGCGGTTTGTATGCCAATATTGCTGCAAAGAAAAAACGCATTGCCTCTGGATCAGGGGAAAAGATGCGCAGTGTTGGTGCCAAAGGCGCTCCTAAAAAAAGTGACTTTGCCAATGCGGCTAAAACTGCCTCATTTAAGGCAGGCGGCGAAGCAAAGTCCACGGTTAACGCCGCAGGGAACTACACCAAGCCTGAGCTACGTAAGCGTATTTTCAACGCCGTAAAGGCAGAGGCCACAGCAGGCACTGGCGCAGGGCAGTGGTCAGCCAGAAAAGCCCAGATGGTGGCACAACGTTATAAAAAAGCAGGCGGGGGGTACCGAGATTGAAAGCCCCTCAAAAATCCCTGAAAGACTGGGGCGACCAAAAATGGAGAACAAAAAGTGGTAAAAAATCTTCTGAAACAGGTGAGCGATACCTTCCAAGCGCTGCAATTAAAAGTCTCAGCCCTGCTGAGTACGCTGCTACAACGCGTGCGAAACGTGCGGGCAAAAAAGCCGGAAAACAATTCGTAGCCCAGCCCAAAAATATTGCAAAGAAAACCGCAGGGTTCAGGTAAACTAAGGATTAGCAGTTGTCGGATTCTCCGGCATCCTTAGGCCCCGGCAACGATGCTGGGGCCATTTTTTCAAACTGCTCTACCCTCTGCCACCATTTATCTTTGTAGCCGTCAAACTCGCGGCCACAGGTCACAAATTCCTGCACTTCCCCATCTTGCGCCACCATCATAATCACGCCGTGGTCAATATTGGTTTGGTGTAAATGGTTGTGTGCGCAAGCGTACGCTGCCAGTTGGATGAAGTAATCGTCAATCCATTTACGCGGCTTCATGCGATTGGTCTGTTTAAAGTCAATAATTGAAGGATTTCCCTTATAGACACCTACGCAGTCGGTTGTGCCCGCATACCGGAACGGGTAATACAACTGGGCTTCTGTCCCCCATACCTCGTTGACGTGGGGGAAAAATGTCTCAATAAGCTTGTATCCCATGCGGTAGCCCTTGACTTGCAGCCAAGTTCGGGGTGCGGGTAAATCTCTATTCAACAGCAATCGCTCAACTACATTGTGCATATGGGTGCCGACCAAGGCAGCCTCATTTTTGATCTTCTCCGCCTGCTCCCAACCAACCCTCTCGGCCCACGAATCAAGATGCGTTCTGTCCTTTGTATCCGACAGGATACGGGTAACACTGGGCATCTCATGTTCGTTTTCTTCGATTTTGTATACACGTCCGGCGGAAGAGTCTATTCTTTCGAGTTTTGTATACACATACTTGCGGCGAATGGGGATGAGTTGCATTAAATGATCCAGTCTTTAAAGTTTTCGCCCAGCACCTGCGAGGCAATATTGATCTTGTTTCTGAGCGCCTTGACGATGTGTTCATCAACCGTGTCTTTGGCAATCAAGTCCACGTAGATTACCTTGTTTGTTTGACCAATACGATGAGCCCGGTCCTCGGACTGCAAACGTACTTCCAAGTCAAAGCTATTGCTGTAGTAGACCACCGTATTAGCCGCTGTAAGCGTCAAACCATAGCCGCCGGTACGTGGGTTGCCAACAAAGAATCTAAGCTCGCTATTCGGGTCTTGGAACTGCTCAACAATGTTTTGCCTGTCCTCTGTCTCTGTGTCCCCATAGTAAGTTGCAACAGAGGTCATACCGTATTCTTTTTGCAAAGCCAATCTGATGTTCTCAATGTCTCTACGGTAGTTTGCCCAAATAATTACCTTGCCACTGGTTTCTTCTAGCACAGCCATCAGCTCATTAATTCTGTTGCTTGGAATGTCAATCTGTTGGCCATCGTCAAGCTTCACGTGTCCGCAGCAGATCTGATGCAATCGCATGAGCTGGGTCAAAGCATTGTTGGTGCTCATCAAGTTGCCATCAACAAGCGCCAAGGCCATAAGCTTCATTTGGTCATAGTATTTCTTCTGCTCCAGCGTCAGCTCAACATCACGACGGGTGTATACCTTGTCCGGCAAGTCCAAGCATTCCTCTTTGGTCACCCGAAAGGAAAAGTTGTTGAGTTTTTCTTGCAGCTCATCCAACCTACGGTAGCCCACAATCTGTTTGAAAGTATGCGTTGGCAACTTGCGTTCAACAAGGATCGCGTACCGTGCTTGGAAGGCGTAGAAGCTGGCGCTATCCAAACAATCCGGCCCTAAGAATTCGCATTGGCTATACAGATCCAAAGGTGACTTGGTAACGGGGGAGCCTGTTGCAATCCTCCTGTACCGCGCATCACGGGCCACCTTGATGATGCTCTTAGTGCGTTTAGCGTTTGGTGTCTTGATGGTGGTGCTTTCATCGACTGCCATAAAGGCAGAAGTAACACGCAAAAACGTACGAGCGTAAGCCACACCTTTTTCTGTGCTGAATGCTTCAATATTCATGATCATGATGCGCAGCTTGTCAAGGGAGTTGATCATCTCCTCCATCTCTAATTTCTCTGCTTTGCGGGGATTAGGCGACCAGCATGCCATCTTGTAGCTGACGTGCTCAGGCATATGCTTTGGAAGCTCAGACTTGTACCAATTTCTGTACACACCTTTTGGAGCAACAATCAACATTGAATTGATCTTGCCTTTGTCGTACAGCATGGCTGCGTTGTTGATAAGCATAAAGCTCTTACCCGTACCCATTTCTGCAAACAAAGCTGCTTCAGTTCGCTCCCAAAAGCGTTCTAAATAAGCTGCCTGATGCACAAACGGTTTGTTCTTAAACGGATACCGTTCTAAAAAATAATCCATATCTTTCTCTCTTTCTTTGAAAAGGGTATTGACACCCCGAAAACATAGTGTACACTAAAAGCACGTTTCAAGAAAGGAGAGCGTAAACATGACCAAAGTCTATGTTGTACAAGAGATGCCCAATCACGATATTGCGTCTGCATTTAAATTTGGGGAGATGTCAGTACTTCTGCCATCCAACACCAACATTCAAATCAGCACAGTACCTACGGTTAGGGTTCTGCGGCGCAAGCTGCGGGAATACAAGGATGGGGACTACCTGTTATTGACGGGTGACCCTGTAGCTATCGGATTGGCCTGTTCGATAGCTGCTTTCTATAATGCTGGCCGCTATACAACTTTGAAGTGGGATCGCCGCGAAAGGATGTATATTCCGATTAAAATTGACATCACAGAGAATGGAGAAAGAGATGAGTAACATCAATGATATGTTTGAGCAAGATGCTGGTGCATTGGTCGTCAAGAACGAGGACTTGCAATCAGTAGGTGAATTGGCTAAACGAGCCAAGCAGCTTGAGAAAGAAATTGAGGAGTTAGAAGACACCGTCAAGGAGCGCAAAGAACAGCAACGCAAGTTGTTGGAAGAAAGCATTCCGGGCCGTTTGTCTGAGCTGGGCATGAAGTCATTCAAGATGTCTGACGGCAGCCAAATCGATATCAAAGCGTTTTACAACGCCAGCATTCGAGAAGAGAACCGTGCACAGGCCTATGAATGGCTCCGTACTAACGGTTACGACGACATCATCAAGAACACTGTGTCCGTGCGTTTTGGTCGAGGCGAAGACCAACTGTGCGAGACACTACTAAACCAATTGCGTGAGGACAACTATCCCGTTGAACAAGCGCAAAAGGTCGAACCCCAGACCTTGAAAGCTTGGGTTCGCGAGCAGGTGGAACGCGGAA